ACCCTCATTATAAAGTTTACGTGCTTCATTTATTACGTTAAAATATTTTGGACTACCATATCTGAATAAGTTTTCATCCAATGAAATTTTATTATCCATATGGTATTGTAATTCTTCAGAAATAACAGGTTTGTCATGTTCTAATACCAAATTAACCAATCGGTCAATCGATTCATTTTTCTTTTTATAATTTTTCACTTTAATACGTGTTGGCTTTTGACCTTTACCTGTCTGAGTGTCTTTTTTTTCCTTTTCTCTTTTTCTACGACAAGCAGAGTCTTTTTCCTTTTGAGACATCTTACCCGCAACACCCGCACCACGACATACAGGATATGCACCTTCATCAGCATCTTTTCTTCCACAAGGAGGGTGACCTCCACCTTTCTTTTTCTTACAGATGTTTACCCACGGACCTTTAGGTTGTGAAGAACCTTTCTTTTTTTTCTTTTTACCGAACCATACGGCCAAATCTTCTGATAAAATATATTCACTCATGCTTGATTATTGTTATAATTTACTTATCTATTAGATAAATATAACTGAGAATAAACTTTTCACTTAAATAAGAAAAAAATGGCTAGACCTAAAAAAACAGAGACTACGGCTTCAGAAACAAAAAAGCCAACAACTCGTAAATCAAGAACTAAAAAAACTGAAACTGCACCTGTAGAGGAGCAAGTAAATGAAGTGTTAGAAGAAACACCTCAAACGGAAGAAACACCTCAAACGGAAGAACCAAAACCAATCGGTACATTGTTCAACGTAATTAACTATAATAATGTTGAAGACTTAGACCGTTTCATTCAAAACCTAACTCAAGACCAAGCATTGTACTGTGTTATACAAGCCGCAAGAGCGGGACATCAAAGAAGTGTATATGGAATGGAAGAGTCAGAAGTTGTTTCAAAAGCAATTAGGGTATTAACTACTCCACCTGCTGAACAACAACAAGAAGTACCTGAACCTGAGGTTCACAAAGCTTAACCAATTAAACTTAATTGAAGGGGACGTAATTGTCCCCTTTTTTATGCAAAAAAACTATGGATAGAAAAGATGTAAGTTCAAGAATTTGTAAATTATCAACAGAAGTTACAATCGCAGTAATAAATGGTCATAGACCACACGACCATGATAAGTTTAGAGAACACCGAAGAGAGTTGGCTGAATTAAGATGTAAATATTTTGGTGAAGAATCCAAAATATGTAAAACTGAAAGAAAAAACTTTAGGTAGTTAAATAAAAAAAGGGGACCAAATGGTCCCCTTTAATATAGATTTTAAGATATATTATCTTAAAGAGTTCAAATCGAATGTACGTACACCGTCAACAACGATTCTACCGTAGAAACGGTTGTTCACCATCTTCTTAGCGTATCTAGTCATGATACCCTTGATTGGTGTGAAGTTGAATGGATTGTACATTGTAGGTGTCAACTGTAATGGTACGTATGGTGCGTAAACGTAACCTGTATCCAATAAAGAAGAACCTTTATGACCCATCAATACAGTGTTAGGTGGGAAGTAAGGGTCACGGTAAACTTGGTATCTACCTGATAACGTACCTACTCTCTCAATACCCATGTTGTATTGGTCTTGGTCTGGTGCTGCGTTTGAAACGTGGAAGTACTCCAAGTCATCAAAGATTGCAGAAATTTCAGAAGAAACTACAATCCAGTTAGCACCACCTCTAAGAGTTGATTTGTGAATTTGAGCTGAGATTTGGTTAATCGCAGTGATTAACGTTTGGTTCCAGTCTTTTTGGTTGTAGTTAACTGAACCGTTAGATACTCTCTTCCACCCGTTGTAGTCCCAACGTAATGTCCAAGCTGCACCTTTTCTCAAGTCTCTTAAGATTTCACGGTCAATTTCAGCAGCCACTTGCTCAGACAATAAAGCTGTCAATTCAGCTTCAGCGTCGATGTTGTGGAATGCAGAAACGTCTTGTGCAAGTTCTGGAGACCATTGTGCTCTTAATTTTCTTTCTGTTACAGAAACAGTAACTGCATCAAGGTCGAAAGATACCTCACCGATTTTATCTTCGAATTCCATATCTTGATAAATTCTGTACTTAGCTTTCAATGTGTTATATAGACCACTATCATCTGCGAAAGTTTGTCCTGTGTAACCATCCAAAGATGTAGTAGAACCGATAGCTGCAGGTTCAGATACGTCTACAGATAAGTAAATCTTACCATCAGCAGTACAGATGTCATCATATTTACCACCTGGGAAACCTTGACCTCCACCAGCAATTGATGTGTCACCCACACTTCCATACTCAACAATACCTTTACCGTATTTCTGAGTTACAACGTTAAAGTTGTAGAATACAGAACCACTGTAAACTTGTAATGAAGATAAGAATTCTTCAGTATCCATTTCGTTACCGTTAGGTCCGATTAATTTACCAGCTCCATCAGATTGGAAATCTGACATTTCAACTAATACTTGTCTGAAACCACCTGTTGGTGTTGTAGACGAACCTGTGTAGTAAGCATTAGCACCAGTGTTAGTCAATGAAGAACCATCCCAAATTACTGGAGTTAATGTAACATTAGTAATTCCTGAGTAAGCTCCTTTTGAATAATCGAATAAACCTGCTGGGTCTTCGTTTGGTTCAGAACCTTCATAGAAACGGTCATACAAGTTCTTACCTGTATCGTAGTTTGAATCTGGTGTTGATGGACCATTAGGTGCTCCGAAAGGTGCAACGTGTGTGTTTAATGAGTCCTGATTTCTGTTTTGAATTTTAGGTACGAAGTAGAACAATTTACCGATTGGTAAGTTCATAGCTTGTACAGATACGATATCATTAGCTAATAATTTAGAGAAAACTCTTCTAATGATAGGGAAAACAACTGTTTCAAATGAACCTGAGTTATCTGAAGCAGATGCTTCGTTGATTAAGTGAGAAGCTTGGTTTTCATACAATTGTGCCATGTTCTCTTTGATGTGACCATTAAGACCTTCTAAGAATCCTAATTTGTCCCATTTGTTGATTGTGTCTTCTTTGATAACTTTCAAGTGTTTTAAACCGATGTTACCAACAAGACCTGATTCTAATAATGCTCCCATTTTGAGTATTTTTTAATTTAATTTTTATTTTTGTAATTTACCCATTAAATCCTTCATTCTTAAGAACTGTGGATTTTCATAAGTTTTACTTTCAATAAGATTTGTCGCAGAACCTTTAGATGGTGATTTCTGTACTTTAGCAGATACTGATTCAGTAACTACTGTAGTATTTTCCTTACTATCTAAATCTTCTTTGATAATCTTGTAAAGACCTTTAGACTCTTTAATTGTTTCTGCCGAGTCAAAACGTCTTAGAATGTTTATTTTTTCTTGCTTTGTTGTCGAATGCTCAGTGAACAGTCGAGTAGCATATGCTAAGTTTGAATTGAAAACAGCAACTTCGTTAAGTTTTTCTTTAAAGATGTTAAGTGCCTTACGGTACTCTTCATTCTTTTCTCTTAACTGAGCAACTTCTTTTTCAAGTGCCTCATTTCTTTGTGCTGGTCTCTTTAAAGACTTAGGGAAACCTTGAGGTTTTTTGTTAGTTGCACGACCATTAACGTTAGAACGAACAGAAGATTCTTTATATTCACCTTCCATTTCTTCACCTTCTTCCATTTCATAGTCTTTGTAGTGTCCATCAACATCACCTAATTTGTGACCATCACGTCTCTTATAGTCATGTTTGTTTCCACCCCAATTACCTTCTTTCATTTCCTCTTCGTCAGATTCATCTTCGTCAGATTCATCTTCGTCAGATTCATCTTCCATTTCGTCTTCTTCACCAAGTTCAATTTCGTAAACAACTTCGTCTTTTTCTTCCATTTCATAACCTTCTTTGTATTCGCCTTCCATTTTTTCTTCGTCAGCGATTACCTCTTCTTCTTCGTCACCCTCTGTTTGAATTTGATATTCAACATCAGCTTCCTCGTCTTTTAAGTGAATCTCATCACCGTCTTGTGTTACCACAATACCGTCTTCTTCACCCATAGCTTTGAAAACCTTAAGGACTTCCTCATCAGAAGCGTCAGTTAGGTCAAGAGGTAAAAGAATTTCTTCTTCATCGTCTACTTCCATGTCGTCACCTGGTAAATCCATCATACTTAACATTTCATCAGAGTCCATTTCGTCTTCCATATCGTCCATGTCTTCCATGTCTCCCATTTCGTCTTCCATTTCATCTTCTACTTCATCTTCAACATCCATCATGTCAAGCTCTTCTTGTTCTTTCATTTCGTGGTCCATTTTGTCCTCACCTTCTTCCATTTCTTCGCCTTCCATTTTTTCTGCTGCAGATTCTTCCATTTCAACCTCTTCAACATCTTCTTCAGATAGAGATTCTTTTACTAATTCACTGATTTCTTCCTTCATAGTAGAAGCAAGTATTCCTTTTGCATTCTCCGTTACGGCTTCCTCCAAATTCTTCATTTGTAGTAGTGCCTCTTCAACTAAGTTTTGTTTTTTTTCTGCCATTGTTTTAATTTTATTGCAAAAGTTTATTATGTAGTTTTCTTAATAAATATGCTGATATTAAAAAAAACACTTTTTTATTAACATTAGGCAAAAAAAAATCGGGTTTTAACCCGATTCTTAAAATTATCTGATAAAGAGAAGATATTATTCAAATACCTCATCAATTTTACTTTCAACACACGCGGTGATTCTCCAATCGTGTGGGAAACCTTCAAAGTTTTTAGTAACCTTAGACTCAACGTCAGTAACGTTTATACCTTTAACTAATTTCTCTTCTCTAATTTTCTTAATTTTTC